CCTTAAGCCCTTCTTGAACGGTTGCAACGTTGAGATTCAGAAGTTCACGCACCGCAGCCGGGGCAACGCTGTGCTTATGTGCCCATGAAGAGAATCCTTCCGCCATCTTGGGATTCCAAACCTCGTCAGGCAAGTCCTTCGGCTTGGCGATGCCATAGCCATTTGCATCCTTTGGAACGCCGTTAATCTGATCCATGAGCGCCTTTCGCTCGGACCGGACATTTTCCGGCGCATTCTCAGGAAGTGGAATTAACGCCTTCTTACCGGCTAACTGTTGCGAGTTCATCAACACGCCTAGAACGTCATCCATCGTCTTCTGGCGCTCAAGCGTTGGCTTCATGTGCGCCAAGTGCTCGGGCAGATGATCAAGCGCCTTCGGATTTAGCGTTCCGTCGCTTTGCAGCCATTCCTTGTAGTAAGGGCTAACAGCGGCAGAGGTAACCGGCAAAGTTTCTGTATTCGCATCTGGTGGCGTTACAGGTGCCGTCGCTGGCGGAGTTACTGGCGGTTCCATTACTTCGCTCATGGCGTCACCTCCTTAGCTGAGATTGTCTGATCTAGCGAGACGGTGACCGTTGGCGAAGACAAAGCCGCAATCTCCTTCTTGAGCTCGGCAATCTCAGCAGACAGATTATCGGGCTGGACTTGAGCGGGCCGCTTATCGGCTAGAGCTTGGGCAATCTTCCACGTCTTTTCAGCGAAAAGCGTGTAATGATCGGGCGATGTGAAGTCGTACCGCTCGCGTTCACTCTTGGCGATTTGTATGGCGGCAGTGTCGAGAAATTCTTGCGTGTTCATTCGTCACCTCCTCGTTCGACCATTGCTTCGCCTTCGTCGTCATCATTACCATCGTATCCGATCTGTTCTTCCTTGAGGAAGGTCATATGCGTAGAGCGACTGGCGATAATGGCATTGGGGAACTCCTCGATAGTTCCCTCGGTGAACACTGGGCCTTTGATCTCTGAGTGCGAGCCGTCGCGCTGAGCCCGAAGCTGAGTGTCATCAAGATTCGTGTTATCCACAAACTGAATGCTCTTGCGCTTGCAGTTACCGCGCACCGGCTCGCCTTTCTTGTCGAGCTTAACGCCGTAGCGGACGTAAGCCTCCTTTGGCTTATACTTGAAAAACCACTCCACGACCTCAGGAGTAGCATCGCCAAAGAGCTTGTTCATCTTAGGACGCGGCGGAATGTTAGCGACGACATCAGCGGATTCACCTTTGATGCCCATAGAGCGAATGGTACGATCTGACGGCGTAGTGCCGTCGCCATCCGTACCGACTACGCGCAGTATCTGCGCACGGTACTTGATCGAAATATCCTTATTCTCAAATTCGAGATGCTTCGCCTCTTCATCATACCGGCCTAAAATAACGCGGCGACCGTTCTTGGCGTTATGAATAATCGTTCCGTCGTCTTCCAGCGCGAACTGTGGCGCTTGGGTTGTTTGCTCTGCCATGGCGTTTACTTCCTTACTTTAGTTTTGGGTTGGTCTGCATTCTCGCTGGCAAGTTTAACTTGGCCTTCGATATACAGATAAAATTGGCGTGAACCTTCGTTGAACACTACGCTCTCGCTGTCAATCCTTCCGTTCTTGTCCAAGATATTCTTAGGACTTTCCTGACCGCTGGCGTTGCGTAGGCAGTTCCAAACGATTAGCTGATTGTCGTTTCGAGCTCGGTCCTTGCCGAAGACGGATTGGAATGCTGCGGCGACACGGCGTTTATTGATTTCTCCTTGCTCGATATTTGAGCGAATATCATCGGCTATGCTCATTTTTTGGCGTTATTAACCATTCCTTTGGTTTTGGAGTATTCTTGGGAATATTGAATAAAGTCCATCCATTAGCCTTTAAGTTCTTGGGTAGTTTACCTGGAATCAAGAGCCGTTGAGTTTTATTATTCATTATCCCGATTGCTGCATACTCTGCTGGGCTGCATCTTGCATAAATTGTGGCGCCTTCCCAAGCCCGGCTCCAGCCTTTCCCGCCTGCACTGCTAGCCCCATAGCCTGCTGGGCTTTCATCTGCTGCTGACGACTAGCTCGGATCTGATCACGAATCTTAATAGTTCGTACAAGATCCGGCGACATACCAGCATTCTTTGAGTAGTCGCGCGCCACAGCATCAATATCCCAGTTATCCAACAACTCAGGATGCTGCTCTAGCATTGGCTGCATAAAGCCGAATGTCGTCTCGGTTCCCCGATTCTGGAGCGCCTTTAACGCCATCGAAATACGCGAGGTGATTACGATCTGAGGCATCACTAGTCCCTTCTTATTCTGGCCCACTGGCTGCATGAGCGAGTCTGGGGCTTGGCCGAACTTGCCCGCACGGTACAGAATGCCAAACACGCGCTTGAGAAGCGGATTCAAAAACTCAGTAACGCGCCGATCAAAAGCCGGAGTGAACTGCTGAAGGTCTTCGGCCTCGCGTCGGCTGATCTCGAATGCCGTCATTTTCTTATCCAGAAGCGGATTGCTTCCAAGCCGCTTGAAAATATCGACGTAGAAAAACTGGTTAATGGCTGCGCGCTTCTCTTCCTTCATCTTGTCCGCCGCCGACAGATTTCCGACCGTCGCCCATTCCTTGGGAATCCCCTGCGGGTTGTCTATGTTGAACGTCGTAACACCGCCAGCCCTCAAATCTACGTCTCCCTCAAGATTACTCGGGCGTAGGATGCGAGGATAGGCGAGCAGCTCAGCTAATGCGTCGGTGTATTGAACAACGTAATTGAGCTGCCTAGCATCGGGCAATGCAAGGTAGGCCGGTGAGAATCCATACGGCGAATCCGTGCCCCACTTCATGAAGCGTGAGCAGAGATAAGGCATCTCATCATAACCGCTCTCGCGAACTACCAACTTGAACTCTATCGAAATGTAAACGCTAGCAATCGGCTTATTTGCCCCATCGGCTCGCTTGTCCAGCCGATCAGAGTCAGCTCGCGGGAAAACCGCATGTAGAAACTTGAACTTCTTATCGAGTCCTTTGCCGCCGCGCATCTGGTCTAGCATCTTGTCAGGCAAGGCATCCTCGCCAAACATCTGCTTAGCCTGCCTTCCGCTTAACTCAAACTCGCGGTGAACGCTATCCACTACACCCTCGTCATCCTCGGCAATCGTATATGTGCCAATCTTGCAGTGACGAAAGTTAAGCGCCTGGACCTTGCCCTCCTCGCAGAAAATCAAATCAGTGCCAAACACTCCTACGCCCAAATACCCCATGTTCACAACGGAATAGAAGTTTGACCCGTTAAATGAAGTCATGGCCTTATCGCTCGCCTTTGCCAGCCACTGCGCGCCCTCGTCTCCTTCCTCGTGAAGTTCTTCCGGTGGCTCGTAAGCCGCCCAAGGCTCAGTCGATGGCGTCAGCCAATTGCGCTGCCCCGCCGCCAGCGTCTGGTTTGCCTGAATTGCCGTCGTGTCAAAAATACGATCAGTCCAACCAACCACGTCCTCCGTCTTATCAACGTTAACGTTGCTCTCGCTCGGCAGGAAATACTGGCTAAGCGTCTGCCATCCGCTCATGAACTTGCCGTCACGTTGAGCCTTACGCTCTTCGTAAATTCTAAGCTGCTCTTCGGCAAGTTTGTCGGCCATTAGAGGATAATCCAGCTACCCGCAGCAATGCAGAATACTGGGCAAAGGTTGCCACCACCGCCTATCGGCGCAAGACCTAGCCCAGTGATCGGCGTAAGCGTTGCATCAGTCACATAGGCATAAGCGCCAATCCACGTCGCGCTATTTGGAAGTAGCGCCACCGTGCTACCAGGAGTCTTGATCGGCTGCGCGCCGTTATTCTGAAATGGAGTTACTGGCCCAGATGTTACAAAGCTCATGTTGAGTAGGCGTCGTCTGTGGTTATGTTAAGGGTCGTGGTTCCAGTCGCCATGATTCCAACGATAGGGAGGCGAAAGCTAGGACCGCCCTCATCAATCGTAATCACTAGCGCCTGACCTCCCGGAAGCACATAGCCCAAGCCAGTCGCGCCCGTAGTCGGATCTTGGCCTTTCTTGAGTGTTCTTAAATCGGTGTATGCCGTGCCGCCGTCGTAGCTCAGATTGACCTGATTAGATCCGATATTCTGAATCGATATGAGATGACAGTCCTTTCCGGGCGTAACCAGAGTTGCTACCGCGCCCGTCGTTAAAGATGTGACTTGTTTGACCATGTTAGTGTGTGATTAAAGTTAGTTATAGTCATCGTGCGTTAGCCTTCTTTCCAAAGCCTCCCGTATCCCCCGCATAAATCGTATCTGCGAATGACTTCTTCCTAGCGTTCATCATCGCGTAATCCTGCTGAGCCGCCATCACGCTAGGGTCTTGCATCGTAACCGCTGGCGTCACTGGATCGGACGGAGCCGGAACGGTTGGATCTTTCTGCCCCGTCTTACTGTAATCCTTCCACGGCTGCGTCAGGTTCTGCAACGGCGTTCCGCCCTTATGGATCAGGTTGAGCGGATCGTTGTAGTTTAGCTCTAGGGTCTTAAATGATCCGCCCATTGCTAAGAATGAATTGATTGTTTCGCAGTCACGAGGTTAAGACACTTCAAATGACCGAATCGGCAAAAATGCAAGCTCCCATTTTTGTTGCGCTTGTAAACGATGTTAGGCAAGTCGAACGGCGCGTAGTCCCAAACATCGGCCAACTTACCGACAAGATATTCACAAAACCACGTATCGCACGCAGCGATTGGCCAGTCCTTGCCGTACTCGATTAGGTGACGCTCAGCCCAAACGACAGGCCGCGCAGCTAAGAACATAGTCGGCGTATCGACCAAGAGGCGTGGAAACGTCGCGTACAATGCCGTGAAGTCGTTCCATTCCTGCCGCATATTCTCGCGCATAAACATGCGCTGTGCTTGCCTTGCTGGTTCGTAGATCATCGTAAAGCCGTTTGCTGGTAGGGTGAAGCTCCGCGCACGCTGTAGGACTGCGGGCCGGGACCGCGTAAGACTCGCATAGGCTCACGTCCTTGCTGAGCCGTCACGCTATTGCCTTCGATCATGCCTTGTCTATCAGCCTCTGCCATCGTCCGCAGCGCATCCGCACCATGCGAAAACTCATCGTGCACTGGCTCCTCTGCTATGCTGTGACCGCTCTCAACGATGTGCTTATGGTAGTACTCCAAGCAGTCTAGCCCGCTCGGCGCGCTGTTGTCACCCGTACCGTGCGTCTTGATGCAATTCGTCTTATGGATATAGCAGCGAGGGAGCAGCGTCCTCAGTCGGTTAATGCCTAGCCATTTGTCAGGCGTTACCGGCACAACCTTAATGCGTGTCATGCCAGCGTCGCGAAGGTCGCTCACCCATGTCTTGCCCCCTCGATCAATCTGATGCGCGTCGTGGGGCAGGTAGTTCATCCTCATGTTAGCGCCGTATCGCTTCTCCCACTCAGCGCATTTGTTTGCGTAGTGCGCTGGGTTCTTTCCTGTAGCACTGTAGAAATCGAGTAATAGAATGTCGCGCCCCACGAACTGAACTAGCCAGATGCAAGTGAAGTCTGAGCGTCCCAAGTCCCAGAACGTGTCGATCGGATGACCACTCTCGAATGCCACGTCTCGAATGTGACCAGCGTCGCGCAGTGCGTTGATCTGATCGGCGTAGATCGCCCCAGGCACAGGCGCATCAAACGAGCATTCAAACTCGCGGTCGTAGCTGCCCGGCTCCTCAATCTCCATTTGCTTCTTTGCGCTCGCCAACTCGCCAGGATCAATGATGCCGCTCTCACTCGCCTTGAGCTTAAGCGTGAAATACTCGGGATCTCCGCACGCCGCGTCATACATGCGCCAGAACGAATTTCGTCCCTTTGGCGTGCCGATCCATGCCGCCCATCCCATGCGATCAGACAACGCAGGACGGATCACGCTAGTCCAAACCTCGGGCTCCATGTCGGCAGGCTCGTCGATTACCGCCCCGTCAAGATAGATTCCACGCAACGCATCGTAGTTGTCCGCGCCGTACAGCGTCACGCGCCCGTCATTGGGCAACTTCACGTGCAGCTCGCTCTCGCTTACCTGTCGTCCTGGGATTTGCTCTGTATACCTCTTGAGATAGTCCCACGCAATGAGCTTGGCCTGTTGCCTGTAGGGAGCGAGGTAGGCAAATCGAGGCGATACTCGTTTGCAGGTGAGAGCGCCTTTAACGAGCTCGTTGATGCTTGCGACGGTTTTCCCGCTGCGCCTATGCGCGACCACGACGGCCCATCGCTTAGATCGTGTGTGGAATGTCTGAAAGGCACGGCGGGGGCAATAGTCTATCTCTATCGTGGGCATGAATGGTAGCGACTGGGGCTTTAGTCTGTTGGCGGAGTAGCGCAAGCTCTAGCCGGTTGTTTTCGCTTACGAGCTGCTCAATCTGAATTTTACACTGGTTAAGTTCGCGTAGAACGACAGCTAAATCGGTCTCGCACTCAGTTCGTTGCATGTCGAT